TTAAATCCAATAAATGCTGCTAATGTTGTATTACAATTAACAGTAGCTAGATTTGTGTTACTATAGAATGCATAGCTTCCAATATCAGTCACAGAATTTCCAATAGTAACTGAAGTGAGTTGGTTATAACCGAATGCATAGTCTCCAATATCAGTCACAGAATTTGGAATAGTAACTGAAGTCAGTTGGTTATAACCGAATGCACCGCTTCCAATACTAGTCACAGAATTTGGAATAGTGACTGAAGTGAGTTGGTTAAAATAGAATGCATAGCTTCCAATATTTGTAGCAGAGGAGCCAATGTCTACATAACCTGCAATGTTTTGTTGGGATTTCCAAGAATCTGGAACATTTCCGTTTACTGTATCATTAATACTGTCGTCACTGTTATAAAGTACTGTATCGCCTTCAGACACTAAGTCTTTTATAACTGTTACGTTATTGTTTCCTTGGAATTCTAATCCAGTTCCAGCTGTCCAAGAACTATCTGTTGTTCTGGCATGAATGGTAAGAGGACTTGCTGTGCCTACGAATGCCAGAGATCCAATAAATGCTGCTAATGTTGTATTACAATTAACAGTAGCTAGATTTGTGTTATTATAGAATGCATAGCTTCCAATACTAGTCACAGAATTTGGAATAGTAACTGAAGTGAGTTGGTTATAACGGAATGCATAGCTTCCAATACTAGTCACAGAATTTGGAATAGTAACTGAAGTGAGTTGGTTATAACGGAATGCACCGCTTCCAATACTAGTCACAGAATTTGGAATAGTAACTGAAGTGAGTTGGTTATAACCGAATGCATCGTTTCCAATACTAGTCACAGAATTTGGAATAGTAACTGAAGTCAGTTGGTTAGACTGGAATGCATAGTTTCCAATACTAGTCACAGAATTTGGAATAGTGACTGAAGTCAGTTGGTTACCATGGAATGCATAGTTTCCAATACTAGTCACAGAATTTCCAATAGTAACTGATTGGAGTTGGTTATTACCGAATGCATAGTTTCCAATACTAGTCACAGAATTTGGAATAGTAACTGAAGTGAGTTGGTTAGAACCGAATGCATTGCTTCCAATATTTGTTACAGAATCTGGAATAGTTACTGAAGTAAGTTGGTTAGAACGGAATGCATAGCTTTCAATACTTGTCACAGAATTTGGAATAGTAACTGAAGTAAGTTGGTTATTATAGAATGCCTCGCTTCCAATAATTGCAGCAGAGGAGCCAATGTCTACATAACCTGCAATGTTTTGTTGGGATTTCCAATCATCTGGAACATTTCCGTTTACTGTGAATAGAATGTTTCCTTCGCTGTCGTAGATTGTGGTATCTAAAGGAGAAACAAAGCCTCCCCCGCCGCCACCTGATGTTGAAAAGATTGTTTTGCCAAAAAATTTGGTATTTCCTTGTATTTTAATATTTGCCATAATTTTATTTATTTACTTTTTTTTGTTTGCACTTTTTGAGAAGATTTAGAACCTTCTTTTTTTGGTTTTTTTGTTTCTTTTTTGTGAGCGTTGTTTCCTTTTGCCATAATTTATTTTTAATTTCAAAAAAACGCAGGAATGGGATTGGACCATCCTGCGTTTCATTTAGTTTTTCTTAGAATGTTCCACCATCAATGACAGAAATCATGTAATCTACATAATTTTTGGTTGCAGCATGTGAAGCCGATAAAGGTTCAGCGATTGTAAGAGTTCCTGTGTAAGAACCAGTACCTGTCACGTCAACGTTACCTGTAATTGAACCACCAACACGCTTGTCAAGGTAGTTGTCCTCAATGTCAGCTGCGCGCGTATCGAGACCAGCAGAGATCGATGCTACAGTCGTTTCGAGAGTCGAAATTTCTGAGTCAATTTTGCTATCAAGACTAGCAGATACCGAAGCCATTGTGGACTCAATAGTAGCAACCTCTGAGTCAATTTTTGAATCGAGAGAAGCTGATACTGAAGATACAGTAGTTTCAAGAGCAAGAACTTCTGAGTCAATTTTTGAATCGAGAGAAGCTGATACTGAAGCTAATTGAGTTGAAGCAGCGTTAGCAAGTGATGTGATAGCACCATTTAAATCACCATCAGCAGCTTGGAAAGCTGAAACAATTTCAGTTAAGGAATCAAGCGCAGCAGGATCAACATTACTAAGAACGTTATCAATTTGTGATTGAAGGTTGCTAGAAACGGAGACGACTGTTGTGTTTAATGTTGAAACTTCTGAAGCAATTAAACTTTCAAGTGTTGCAACTTCGCTATCAATTTTAGAATCAAGAGTAGCAGAAGCAGATGCCATCGCAGTGCTTAGAGCACTTTCAGCGGCAGTTGCACGGCTAACTTCAGAAGCTAAGTCTGAAGCTAAAGCAGAAGAAACAGATTGAACAGTTGTGTTTAACGTTGAAACTTCAGAGGCAATTGAGCTCTCAATTGCAGCAACTTCTGCATCAACGGATGCTGAAAGGCTTGAAACTTGACCATCAACATAACTCTTGGTTGTAGCAGCATTAGCAGCAACAGGCTCATCAACAAAGACTTGACCGGTAGCAGAAATATTTCCGACAACGGTTAATGCTTCATTAGGAGTTTCTGTGTTGATACCAACAACACCAGAACCAACAAACAACGACGTAGAACCACCGCCAGTTGAGATTTCTAAGCCATTAGCAGCAGTGAGAGTACCAGTTACATCAAGATTACCAGAGATTGTGCCACCAGTAAGATTGAGGAAGTTAGTATATACATATGTGTTAAGGCCACTGATTGATGATTCAAGTGTTGCAACTTCTGAGTCAATAGTTGAGTTCAGAGTACTTACTTCTGAAGCAATTGAAGCTTCGAGTGTTGCAACTTCTGCGTCAACCGATGAGCTAAGAGAAACAATAGTTGAGTTAAGAGTGCTTACTTCTGAAGCAATAGAGCTTTCAAGAGTTGAAACTTCCGAGTCAATTTTTGAATCAAAAGCAGCGGAAACCGAAGCTAAATTTGTCGAAGCATTGCCAGCAAGAGTTGAGATAGTGTTGTTTAAGTCACTATCAGCAGTCTGGAATGCACTAACTATTTCCGTTAGAGAATCAAGAGCCGCAGGGTCAATATTACTAAGAACGCTGTTAATTTGTCCTTGAAGACTGCTGACTTGAGAGTCAACTGACGAGGACAAGCTAGCAACTTGGCTATCGATTTTTGAATCGAGAGCAGCTGAAGTAGCAGCAATTTGCGAATCAATTTTCGAGTCAAGAGATGCCGAAACAGATGCAATGGTAGTATTTAACGTACCAACTTCTGATGACAATCTTGAATCAATTGTTGATGTTAAGGAGTTAACAAGGCTGTTAGTGGCAAACGTACCAGCACCAGCAATAGATATAACACCTGCGCTAGAGCCGTAGTATAATGTTGAGTCGATTTCGTTAAATGCAAGTTCTCCACCAACTAATGTTGCTGGGGCTCCTGCACCAAGAATATTGTCGGGTAAGCGACGTTTAATTTGGATTGTATTTGACATAGGTACTATTATTTATAGAGGCTCACTATAAATTTTTTTAATTTTTTAAAAAATACCACCGTCTAGCTCGTTGTTATCTCCTGGTCCTTCTCCTGCAAAAATATCAAGTAAGTTTCTTTCCGCTGTACCACTTAAGAATGACGAATAAGTAGTAATGTTACCTGCTACAAGCAGGTCCCCATCTATATTACCAGAAGAGAGAGAAATACTACCAGTATTTATGTTATCTGCAGATACACTACCATCAACAACCAAATCTCCTTGCATTTCACCTCCGTTAACGTATTGAACTGCCACTGAACCCCCACCTCCTGCATAATCTAACAGAATTCTAGCATACTTTATAGCTTCTTGAGTCTTGGTATCAGTATATTTCTTTGTCTGAGCTATAATTTGCTTTGTAATATCTTTATTAGCTTTAACATTCTCTTCTATCTTCTTTAACTTTTCTTCAATTATATTATTTTTATCTCTTATATTTTTATCGAAACTAGTAATTAAGCTATCTATTTTCTTACCACTTTCAATAATAATATTATTAATAGTATTTTCTGCAGTTTCTTTTATTTGCTTAAGGTCGTTTTTATTAGATAATATATTATCATTTATATTGTTTTTAAAATCTTGAATTATTACTTCAGTTTTTAAATTGCTTTCTACTATAATGTTATTAAATGTTTTATTAGTCTCGTTAATAGCACTGCTTGTAATATCGTAAGCTTTCGACTCTAGATTTTCTATAATAGCTTCTTTTTGTGTAAGCATATCTTCTGCTATGTTTTCTAGCTCTAACCTTACCTTCTCATAAAGATTTTTTGTTTGCTTATATAAAGTATCTCTATTGTCTTCTGTTATTTGTAAAATTTCTTTTCTAAAGTCGCCCTCATACTCGCTAATTACCTGCTTTACTATATCTCTTGATACTTCTTCGCTTATATTAAATACTTTATCCTTAAAAAATAACTCTTGTTTTTCATAAAGATCTAAAAAATTGCCAATTATGGTCTCTTTATATTCTTCATTGAGATTTTTTGATTGATCATCTATCGATTCTTTAATAAACTGTGTTATTTTTCTATAGTCGATTTTGGCTTCTGGTACTTTAATGGAGCTTTTAAGTCTAGACACCTCCTGGGTTAAATTGTCAATTAGGAATAATATATCTGCAGAAGTGTTAGTATTAATCTCTCTACTCTCAAACATTGATTCGTTTTGTGTATTTACAGGCTCTTTATATTGTCCAACAGGCATTCCTAGATGCTGGTTATTTACCCTTATTTTATTTTTATCACTTTTAATGACAGTAAATTTTACATTTTCATACAACATATTATCAATTACTACAGAGCAAGAGACAATATTACTTTCGTTTATAGGACAAATGAGATTTTTATCCTGTATGCTAACGTTATAAATTCCAAAAAATTCTTCTTTTATCTCTTTGGCGTAAATTGTGTTTTCACCGGATGGGGAAACATTAATATCTTTCAACGTAGCATTACCAATTTTAATAAAGTTTTTCATCCTTAATATGTATTTATCTATAGACAAAAAAAATCCCGAGTTTTTAGGCTCGGGATTTTTCTTTGTAATGAATTTTACTTTTCTGTGACAAACATATAAAATTCTTCTGCTCTATCTTTAATACTTGCTGTTGAGGGTATCAATGATAAGGTGTTATCCTTACATGTATAATGACCATCTTTATCTCTACTATTGTTCAAGTTTTCAAAATATACTGAAAACAAGTCGTCATGTGCCATCTTGAGTACTTCAAGTCTAATTTCGTATGCGTTTTTCATATTGTGTTTTTGTGTTATCTTAGTTATTTTTAAAGGGGTTAGGAGCCTGTAAAGACATATCCGGTCCTTTAAAAAATAGTCGTGATGCAAGCATATTAAGACTCATACGAGTAGGGTCGTTAAGTTCTTGATGCGAGGTGCAATGGGTGAGGCTATTAAAAAAGTCATAGCCGTTAATATTTGAATTAGCAGTAGAGAGCCATTTTTTGTTCTTGTATTTGATCTTATATGGTTTATAAGCTTCTTGAATCTCTGTATCATCAAAATAATTTTTCGTCAAATCTTTAGAGAACCCTTGCAATGTATCTCGAGCTCCAAAAAACTCATTCAAGCTAATATTGCTTTCCTTAAGCCTGTTACAGTTTTCATTTACTACAAAGGTAAAATCCTCGTCAACAGTCTTATTGACTAGTTTATTAAAAGAATCTTGCTTAATTTTTTCACTACTAATAAAACGCTGGGCAAGCATCTCTGTAGCAGTCATACCATTAGTACATATAAGTCTGAGGAAGAAAGGACTGACCACGGTACGATTCTCTCCAAAGTTAATATTGAAGCCGGAGTTCCAATTATCGACACCATTGCTAAAAACGTCAATTTTTTTTCTCAGATTACGTACTTGAGTTTCAATTTGAAGAGTCTTAGTATTAAAGAACATACCATGAATTTTAAGATCTTTGCCGTTAGCATCCATGTAAGATTTAATGAGTTCAATTCCGCGCGCTAGATTAAGATCTTGCTCTTCTTCAAGTGTATCTTTAAAGATTCGAGTAATAAACGTATTGTCATCATCTTTGTGTACGATAGACGTAACGGTCCTGTCGTTTTTAATGTTAGCCAATGTCTTCTGAAGAGGCACCCATTGATCGTCGTCAGATTTGATTTCACTCAAGAGATCATTTTTAATAGAAAAGATATTAAGAAGATCATTGAGAGCAGTACTACTTACCATTGTTGTGCCATCGTAAAAATTGGCGCCTACTTTGCGGATATTAGAGAGCTTGACTGGAACTTTATTATACTGTGAAATAGCATTAAGAACGTTTGTGGAGTATGTTTCGAGTGTAAGTGTATTTGTGTTGTTCATGTTTTTTATTTTAAAGGTATTTTTTAAAAATGCAATGTTTATTTTTTAAAAATGATAGGAGATGACGGTAATGCTCCGCCGAATCCTGAATGTAAGTCAGGTGTTTTGCTTTTAAACTAATCTCCCTTAATTATTTCATCTTACTATAAGCCCAGTATAGTTTTTTGAGAAAATTTTGATAATTTTTTTTGTAATCTTTATGCTTACGGTTCCTGTATATATGTCTCAGGAAATCTGCCTTATCTAAAAGAAAGACTGGTGTTCTTTCTTCACTAGGATCTAGCTTTGCACCTCTTTTAATAAAATCAGCAACATAATCCTTAAGAATACTTTGTTCTAGTTTATCACTTTTCTTATAATTAGAAATTATATCTCTTGCTATAAGAGAGATATAAACTGGTATTTCTACTGGATCAAAATAGTATGCTCTATTGCTTCTAAAAGTCTTGGTGCCGTTAGGTAAGACTCTAGGCTTTATAGCTTCTTTGTATTTCTTTCCTGTTTTTTTATACTGTTGTTTTGCATGTAATAGTTCATGTGAGAGTGTGTCTCTTACAACTCTATTATTATATTCTAAACCATAAAAATACAATATTATCTCCTTATCTCCATCGTAATATTCACCCATGCTTGTTGAACCTTTTTCAAAATTTACATATACCTTTATTTTTTTTGATTTACCATCTTGAAAATCAAGGTATTTAATAGATCCTAAAAATAAATTATTAGGATCTTTTTCGTTTAATAGATCCTTAAAATAAACTTGAGGCGTCTTAACGTGAATATTTAATGCTGTTGCTGAATCTTTAAAAAATAATTTTTTGTATTTATTAACCAGTTTATCTATTTGTTCTTGCTCTACCGGGGTAATTTTATATACTTTTTCGAAAATATAGTCAACAAAACTGCGCATTTGTTTATTTATGGGTACCTATTTAAGAAGATCCCATTTATCTTTTTCATTTAAAATACTTCTCTTATAAACTCTTGCTTCTTTTTTAAAGTAAGTAGCGTATTTTTCTATATCCATAGAATTTATAATAAACACGTCTGGAAGAGTATCAATTTTTTCAAATTTATCATTATAAATTACAAAAGCAATATAATGATTTTCTTTCTTTTCTACATTATTAATAATAAGAGATGAATAACTTCTAACTGCTTTTACATCTAGCGACAAGGCCTTGCCTTCCGAAGTAATAATACGAATATCAATAGTTTTTTTATTGCCAATAGTAATATGAGCTTCTATGTTTTGCCTGTAGAGCTGGGAGATAATAAAATATTCTGCAGCAATACCCGTATTATAGCTTTTCACGCGCAAATATTTTTAGAGAAATTTTTCATTACAGATCTTGCACCGTTAGCGACAAAATATTGTTTATTTTTAGCATAATAATCAGCTGACATCGTCTGCAGCTCTCCTCCGGTTTTATGAGTAAAGACCATCACACCTTTTCTAGGTTTAATAAAGTTAAATTTATGTGCACAAGCAGAGCAAAAAACAGTATTAGGTAGAACTTCTAGTCGCTCGTCTTCAATTTGATTACCACAGGGTCTGCAATTCATATCATTAATAATGCAGGTTTTTTTAAAAAGGTCAAGTTTTATTTTTATATATTATTAGTAGTAATACCCGGTGAGGAGGGTACTATAATACCTCCTATTTTATTTTCTACATTACCAGAACCATACAGAGCATAAATTGACGGGTTAGAATAACCACCAGCTATAATTCCTTCATCATTTATAATTCTTACATTTGTATGTCTTACAACTATAGCAGGTCCAAATAATTCCTTTCTGTTATAAGAATAATTTGTATAACCTTTGCCGCCTTCTATTCTTGCTCTGCTATCACACCCATCTCTACCTCTTCCACCTGCCCCCCCTCCGGCGCTTCCACCTGCCCCTCCTATACATAAATTGCAATCACGGCTTTGAGCTTCTTGATCACGTGCACTTCCATCACTTCCCGGAGATCCATCAGGGCGGCCTTTAGCTCCACCCTTGCCAGCTGTATAAGGTTGGTAAATAGTTTGACAAAATATATCAAAAAGATTTATTGCAGGACAAGCTTCCCGAGATTTCGGTTCTGCTGCAATAGAATCACCTCCATCACCTCCTTTTGTAGCTTCTACTGACATTAATCCTTGAGTATACTTTGCATCCTGCCCCGCGAGGCCTCCCGAAGCAGTAACCTCGCTTCCTGGTGTAACAGACTCTGTTGATGTCTTAATGCCTCCGCTTCCTCCTCCCCCTGCGCCGCCGCATAAACCCATGGATTTATCGGCTGCCTTACCTCCCTTACCTCCTCCAGCAGCAACTGTTAAAGTTGCTACTGTAACATCATGTGTTATAATTATACTGCCATTTTCAACAGATGATGCTACCTGAGCAGGTGGAGTAAAAGTATCTGAACCTTTATAATTTTTTTGACCGTAAGCGCCTATTATTTTACCTTTATTAATAATGGTTATTCTATCGTAAGGTCTAAACCTACTATCAATTAAAATAGCAGGTACGCAACTCGAAGCTGCAGGCAAATTGTTTATTAATGGCGCTAGATCTGAAGCAGAAATTACTGTACCTGGTTGAATTGTAAGAATAGCATTTAATTTTTTACTTGCATTGGTCCATCTATAACCATAAACTCTATCAGTGTAATTTCCAATCCATTTATACAAATCTATATCGGAAGTTGTTTCTATATCTGCCACAACATGAAACCAAGAAGTATAATACCCAGGAGGTCTTACGGACATAATTATGTTGTTGGTAGAAGGTCTCCAAAAAGAAAATACCTATTTCCGTTAGCCAATAAACAGGTAGCAACCGAATTAGTAAAAGCTAACTTTCTGAAATTTTGAGCAGGAGAAGTTAAAACAGTAACGCTAGAGCCTGCTTGTAACACAACATCAGCGATACCAGCTCTGACAAAAGATACCTGCAATCCTTCTCTTAATCCAGAAGGTAAATTTACTGTAACTATAGTAGCGGAATTAATAATAATAGTTCTATTATCATATTTGTTCTGTAGATTTAAAGTAGTTCCATCAGTCTGAGAAGACCAATATACAGGTGGCTTGGTTCCAGTCACTTCACTAATGAGATCTCTTACATTAATCGCATTATAATTATCAGTTAAAACTGTATTATTATAATCTCTATTTAAAATTGCTGTAGAAACTTCTACAGGCATCGACTTGACCCAAGCTGTAGTGTTTATGTTTTGTGTTTTTAGTATTGCACTATCTGAAAAATTAACATTATCACTGTTTATAGTAATAGAGTTGGAGCTAGAATTACTCAATATACTAATACTATTTTCTGTAGTATTTAATTGTGATTTTAAAGTTATTAATTTTGAAGAAGAAGACGAATTAATTTTTATAGAGGTTGTATTAGCCTCTAGCTCTTTCGATCCTAGGGTAAGTGTTCTATCAACAGAAGCTCTATTTTGTGTGTAGTTATCATCAGCTGTTTCTTTTCTTCTACTAAAAATATTATCTACAAAAATATTACTACCTATATCAAGATTTTGTCTTATTTGCAGATCAGTATGCTTACAGTTAATTTTATCACCAGCTGTTAAAAAACCTCCATCGTAAGATAAATTATTTCCTTCATTATTAAAACCAAAATTTTCTTGTTCTCTATTATATAAACAATAACGTGCCAAAGAAAGAGGCCCTACCGCTTTAGTATTGGTTTGCAATCCTCCATCTTTACCAGTTATATTTGTTTGAACCGCAAAATCGACTGAAATTTGTGCTACAGCTGGCATAATATTATTTATATAGCAACAGACTTACTTTATCTGCATAAGCATATCTAGAGCTATTACTTGTAAAGGTTGAATAAAAAGTTTGTATTTTAAAACTTGTTAAAGTTGGTGAATAATTACGAGAGCTTAAATCACTACCAGAATTCTTAACAAAGAAAGTATTAGCAGCACTTATAGGATCTTGAGTGTTTGTTGTTATAGATCCTGTAATAATGTAATTATTATCAGTAAAAGTATTTTGATTTAAAGTTATATAATATTCTCCAATATTTGGAGTAATACCTGTAGTTGTCACTCCACTAGATACTCCTATTACATTTGAAGATTTACTTAAAATTTCACAAGGGTAATTTTTATTAGTTACTGGGTTAGGTACTATACCGTTAAATACTACCCAAGCTCTTGCAACTCCAGGTAATTCTGAAGGATCTACAAACAGAGGTATATTAGATTGTTTAGAAAGAAGAGTAGTATTTAAATTACTATTCTTAAGACTTTCTATTAGTGTTGCGCCAAGTTCGTTTCCCATATTATATTATTGTAATATTTATCTCATATACATCTATAGGTTTAGAATAAAAACTATCATATACAAAGAAATCAAAAGAAGTAAGTGTTCTAGAACTAGCATCAACCGTACCGTTGACAATAAAATCTACGTCATTTCCATTGTCTACGTTAAAAGAAACTTGCGCTATATAATCTATTGTATCTAAGGTACCACTATCAATATATACCCTAAACCTTGTATAATTGGTATTATTATCCGGATCTGATACAACACTTGAAATATTTGTAGATATAATTTTATCAAATACACCTGTTGGACTACCATATTTTGAGTCTACTTGATCTCCAGGGTCATAACCACTTATTTTTCTAAAAAGACCTTTAGCTTTTAACGCATGTGGAGATAATGCTATCGATGTAGGTGATATAAATCTATTAGATACAGTTTTTTCTTTTATCTCGGTTGAAGTAGCAGCGAGATCTTCAGGTATTACATCAATAGTAACATCTCCTGATACACTACTCATCCTTGTAGCAAAGCCGGATAAGGCCCTATGTACACCTAGAATTGTTGGATATGCTCCAACGTTACCAATACTTACTTGAACATTTGCTCCTTGCTGTAAGGGGGTTTCAAACTTGATAGCTGTAGTACCACCGTAAAACGTACTTACGTTAATTAGTGTATAATCTGATGGATAAGACTGTAAGATACCGTTTCTATATACATCAACATATCTCCAAGCATTATCATATGAAGTATCTGACTTTTCAAAGAAATAAAGAGGGGTTGTGTTTTTATCAAGTCCGGATATGGCTACTGTATTAGAAGCAAAAAAACCAGGCTGACCGGCTCGAGCATCATCTATCTCATAAAAGTATCTTCTTGTATAAGCGTGATCATCAACGTATTTTTTAGGTGCAGCGTACCAATCTTCCCTAGGCATTAAGGAGGTAAGAGCAAGAAAACCTGTCATAGGTTTATTCGGCAAAGTACCAGTAAGCTGAATGTAACCTCCTCCTACCACTCCACCTCCTAGAACATCAGATAGTGTTTTTGCACTAATACTCTTCTTTGCAGGTGGTATATCAATATACACTTCTTCCGGTGTAGCAAAATTTACTGAAATTGTAGATGCCATTTATAATAGTTATTTAAAATAACTATTTTTACACTAAAATTCGGGTAAGCTTTATATTATAAAACCTAAAAATTTCTTTTGAATTATCAGCACAAGAGTTTTCGTACTCTGAAACATACACCACTTCTGGTATATTCCAAGCTACTATCTGTTTTGCACAAGCTTCACATGGTAATAAGGTTACTGCTACTAATCTAGCTTCGTTTCTACTAAAAAGAGAAAGTAAGTTTGTTTCTGCATGAAGCATAAAAGGTCTTCTTTTATCTCTATCTAGCCAAAAGTCTTCTGATACGCTTATACCCCCCTGCAGACCATTATACGCCACTCCTAACACTCTATTATCATAACCTAAAGCACATGCGCCTACTTTCCTATATGGATCTTCTGATCTAAGAGAAGCAGTAGTAGCTAATCTTGCTGCGTACTCATCCCAGGGTAGTCTAGAAGACATAATTAAGACAGCTCTCTACTTCTTCCTTTAAATAAGGTACATTATATCTCACCCATTTTGCTTTTGTGAGATCGTCGTAATTTTCTACTTTTGAACGCTTTAACCAGTAAAAACAGAGTCGATCTACGTCTTTACCAGTTATATTTCTATAAAAATAAGCATAAAAAGAGAGTTGTAAGCTATATTTAAAATACTCACCATTTGGTAAGTGTGAAACCGGGTTTAAAAGAAATTTATCTTCGTATTCGTTTGTATATTTTATTTGCTTATTAGTCTTAAAATCAACAATACTAAATTTGCTATCCCCGTCAACAATGAGATCTGATGTACCAGCAATTTTATGCTGAGGGTCGTAAATAACAGATTCTGTTATAAAATTACCTCCAAACATAGAGGTCACTTCATTAACGATCTCCTTTACAGGCTTAAAGAAAGGACCTGGCTCAACTGTTTTCTTTATAAGTGCGTTCTCAATTAAACTATGCACTTTAGTTCCAAAATCAGTACTATCTTTATTTTTCTTAGTCCAGCTTTCTCTTACAGTTTCTACACTCATCCCATATTTCGAAGCGTAGGCTTTGCTCTTTTGCTCAAAATCAAATTGAGGTGCAAACTGATTAATAAATCTTGTGACGCTCTTATATTCCTGACCTAGTTCATCACTGTAAATGTGACTTACAGGTTCTAAAGTTATTTTCATTAATTAGTATTATAAGGGTCAACTATTTGAAAATCAATGTCTTTATTAAAGCATCCAACTTGAAGTACATTACTTAATCCTATGAATTGATCTTTTGTGAGATAAAGAATACCTATATCATCTTTATCTGTTTTTACCTGCACATGAACACCTCCTCGTGATGTTTTACTAGTAACAATTAGTTCTATACCGTTCATTAATCTTCACAAAAACCGTTCTTAAGACTAAAAACAATTTTTCCATTGCTAATTATTCTTACGATTTCCTCTCTCAATGCATTAACTTGATCTAAGCACCATTTATGTGCTGAGACCACATTAGCTTCTTTTACTTGTATTTTTCTACATTTATTCTTATCATAAATGTCTTCGACTATTACCAAATAATTATTCATTCTTTAATATATAATAGCTTACTTTTTATTTTTTACAAGACTTTTTTTTTAAATTGGTGCAGCTGTGCCTACTTCAGGAGCTGGCGCGCCTGCTTCTGGTGGAGGTCCAAATTCCGGAGGGGCTGCTTCTCCACCTTCCATCGGGGGTGCTCCTGCTCCCGTATCTCCGTCTGGCATCATACTTCCTGGACTACCAGCAGCCATAGGTTGACCTTCTACACCACCACCCGGGGCAGCTGCTTTCTTCCAGTTAGGACCTGCTGCTTGTATTTGAGATAATTCCCATTCGAATTCTCTATCTTTTCTCAAGAATTCTCTATTCACCAAGACTTCTTTATCAGACCATTTGAGATATCGTCTTTGAGCATACGTTTTAGAAATACTTTCATTTTGAGTCATTTGATTAAAAGCGTTTGCTTTAATTTCTAATTTTTGCGATTCTCTTAATTCGTAGAAATTTGTTGGTGGTGTAAACTCTAAGTTAAATTGTGATTCTTTAAGATCACTCTTTTTCCAAATATTTTTTAATTTAAGGTGTGTAATAAAACCATTCTTAAGACCTGTTGCAAAGTGTTGCTGCATTCTAACAAGAAATTTAGCAAATTTTAACTCCTCTCTTAACATTGTCATGGAGTCATTAATTGCACTCTCTTTATTAAGTCGTCCTACAGGTACCTTCAAGGCTTCATATAATTTTTCTTGAAAATATTTGATGTCTGCCAATTGATCAAGATTAGCAGCACCAGGAAGCGAGTTTACTGTTGTACCCTCAGAGCCTTGTCTTTTTGCAAACCAGTAATTGTCAAGATATGATTGAGGATTAAATTTATTTGCCTGTCCCCCTTGAGAGGAATCGTATGTTCTCTTGGACCAATAAGATTGCATGAGACGCTTTACATAAGCTTCTGCTTTTGGAGGTGACATATTACCTACGTCAACACTAAAGACTAATCTTTCCGGAGCCCGGGCTAATCTGTAAATGACAATGCTGTCCTCAATCATAGAAAGCTGACGATATGCTCTTCTACAGTTTTCAATAAAAGGAATACGCATTGTTTTATTTTCATTCCAAGTCCCTGAATTAATGTACGTAACTTGATTTTTATCAAGCGGTATTAACTGATAATCAAGAATTTTATTAGGATTAGTAGGATCAAAAATAGGCTTTCTCAAGATATAACCTTTAATAATCATATTCTGAACGTTACCAAAGATAGGATCAACTAATTCTGTAGGTACTAGAAGTGCACCTAAGATTCCAGCTTCAGGATAATCACTGTGTATGACATGTTCAAAATATAATTCACCGTCTGTTAGAATATTTCTAAAATACTCCCATCCTTTTTCTTCTAATTCGAAATGTTCTATATATTTTTGAAATTCTTCCTCAATATCTGTTTTTACAGATGAAGGTAACTCATCATTTTTATAAACTACTTTAATAATACAACCGCTATCGTCTTTATTAATGCATTCATCACAAATCTCATCTAACGCATTTGCAACTTCAGCAAATGCACCCATTACTCTATAATCTCTTAATCTCGAAATTTTGTCCGCCTGAACGTTGGCGTACATGTATTGAGAAAAATTAGTGTCAATATTAAAAAACGCTGACGGAGAATCATTATTAAATTGAGTGTTAGATGATACTGAGTGTTTAGTAAGAGCTTCAACTTTTTTTGAACCCGTATCCTGGAATTCAGCAAACTTAGGATTAAGTTTTTCAATTGTATCTAGTGTATTATAAGAACCATACGGAAGATAGGTATTGACGTAGTTCATCAATGATTTTCCGAATGTATTCTCTCTGCCAGTACTGGAATTGCCGTATTCTGCCACGATTATATTTAGTTATTTAATTTTATTATCTACTGATTTAAAAAAATATAGTTGATTTTTGTAATACCTATCATTAAAATCTTTATAGATATAAAAAGAAAAAATAATTTTTTTTATTGATTTATTTTTTATTTAAGTTATTATTTACTTATGATTATTGATCCTACTAAAAGTCCAGAATGTAAAATTTATGACGGAGAGCTTCTACATAACCGATTTGCCTATAGATTTTTTAAAAGTCGAGTACTTCCTCAGGGTAATATTATTGCTTTCCGGGCACCGGCAAAAGTCGAAGCAGCAGGAATGATCGATCTGGAAGATATTCTTAGCGCGGATTTTATATATAGTGATGATATGATTCACTTCATGTATGAAATACCTATTCTTAACTCCCCTTTCGGTGCTGTAGCTTTTCAGCGATTGTTTAATAGCAATATTGCTAATCTACTTGGTACAAAATATATTAACGCACCTATCGAGATGAAGGGTGATGATATGATTGTACATCGTACATTTACTAAGAATAATATTACCCAAGATAAAGGTAAAGCCAGTGTTAGCATTGTATACGTTAAAGACGGGGTTACTCTCGGTCATACAGGTATTAACGTTAACGCAGGTTCGAGAGCTCCTTCGTTTGCTTTCAGTACTGAACTTACTGATGATAAAGCTATTAACTTTATGGACGATAGCATAGAAGTGTTTTATCATATGGTAGAGAATATCTTCGTTGCAACGACGAAGATTATTTGTTAATGCCAAACATATTTGACTTCCTTAACGGTATCCTTTTCTCAAAAAAAGAGATGCCAGTTAACGGTATTGAAGATGAGAAAGGATTTGACATTTATATGGTCAACCGGTGGGTTTCTATGACTAGTCCAGATAACGCAAAAATTATTAATGAGACTACTAATAGGTTCTCTTCTGTATTTGATTCAAAACAATCTCAGTATAAATTTTTGCAAAGTGTAATACCGAAGCAGAGATTTAAAAAGATAGAGTATATTAAGAGAAAGAGTGTTGATTAAGAGAGTTCCCTGTATAAGTCAGTTATATGGGGAAACTTAATATCGATCAACTCACACCTAGCAAAAGTCTTATTGACTTGACTGGGTTCTCAACTAACTCCCTAGACAGTACCTTAATTGGTTATGATCTAGAAAATGTATTGGATGATATTGTTCTAGCTGAACTTATCGATGTTGGTGTTATGGGTAACGAGATTATCCGTAATGGATTGGTTATTCCTATTAATGCCGAAGCCAAAGCATGGCGCATTGGTAGAGTTGCCTTATGCGGTAAAGGTTGTGTTTTAGTAAAGCAAGGAGATTTAGTTTGTTTTCCAAATAATATGGGTATTAACATCTCTAAGCTATCTGTAGTAGATTACGGGGAAATTGAACACGGTCAATTTTTAAACGAACATAGAATTTTTGGAATTGTTAAACCAAGAAAGCCGAATAATGATAATAACACAGTCAAGTCTAGCAGCCGTTCTAAAAAATAACGTCTGTGAGATAAAGTTTTTAAGAAGAAAACCTCGAGCAGGTAGATCACCTTTTAGACGGATGGTTTGTACTAACGCAAACCAATTGCTTTTAAATGTTGACGGTAGATTAACATTAAATTATGCTCCGCCTAAAGGTTTACCTAAATTTAATGTTAATGAAAAAAACGTCGTTGTCGCATGGGATGTGTTAATGCAGGATTTTAGAGCAATAAGTTGTGATAATTGTGACTTAATTCGAACTGTACCAGCCAATGAGGAGTTCTGGGAATATTTTAAAAACGAACTATCAATAATGTCTAGTGGACAAAAAATGATGTTTATGGACTCCTAATATGACATCAGAAAAAAAATTTATACCATTTTTACAAAAAAATATTAATATTGTTTTAGATAACAAGACTCTTAAGCAAGGTAAATTATTATTATTTTGTATAAAAGATTTTTATTTAATTTTTACTTTAGCATGTAATAACGGTACTAAGACTTTTGAATTACCCTATCCTTTTGCCACATATATGGAGTCGGTATCGTCCGGTATTCTTATTTTAGATTATAGGATTAAAACCCTTACTACAGATATACCTACCTTAACAAGGGAAAATTTATTTTTTAATACAGAAAATAAACAAATGAAATTTTTTAATAATATAATTAAAATGGTTGAAGTAAAATAAAATTACTGTATACTGAAAGTGTGATTAATAAACTGCTAAAACACTTTCCTAAAGACTATGAGCCTTCTACCGGTCAGGTAGATATTATTAAGAGGGTCGATCATGCCTTTACTCATAATAATAAATTTTGTATTGTATCTGCACCAACAGGCACAGGTAAGAGTTTTCTTGCAATGACGTTGGCTAATGCTAGCAATCCCCCGTCACAAAATTTTATTAATCTTATTAAATCATATGATGCTTATAAACAAGACTTTACAGGTAATTATACCAATCAGATAGAATGTGAAGAAGAGTTTCCTTTTGGGGCAATGACTCTCACAATAACAAAAAGCTTGCAGGACCAGTACAAGGAATTGTTTAATGAGGTCGCAGTATTAAAGGGGAAGAATAATTATATGTGCGAAGTAGATCTGATATCTACAGTAGAATCAGCTCCATGCATGATTGCACCTAAGATTAAAGAATCGTGCTGGAGTTGTGATAAATGCACTTATTATAATGATAGAAATAGTACACTGCTATCAAAGCACAGTGTTTTAAACTATAAAATGTTTTTACATTTACCACGTCATTTAAAGCGTAAGAATTATATTATTTGCGACGAGGCATCAGAGCTTGAAAATGAGATGGTAAAGATGTTTTCATTAAATTTAGATATTAGTAAGTTACAAAAACTAGGTATAAAGATACCAAAAATTAATAAGCCTGAAAATAAGGTAGTTAAAGAGTGGCTCGGTACGTTATCTTTAGTATTAAGTAATTTTATTGAGTCTCTTGTAAAAGAACATAGTGTTAATTCTAACCTTGTTATTGGAGTAAAGGCTAAGATTTCAATCTTAAGAAACATTTACTGGCAAATAAATCAATGTCTTACCGAGTGGCAGACCTGTGAGTGGGTTATTGATTTTCCGCAAAATGATGTACTTACTATTACTCCCCTTAAAGTAAGTACATTAACCAAGCATATATTTGATTATGCAGATCAGGTAGTATTGATGTCTGCAACAATTATCGATCATAAGAAGTTTGCTGAATCTTTAGGTATTGAAAAATATGAGTATATTGAGACCAGTAGCAACTTTGATCCTAAGCAAAGTCCAGTTTATTTGAGTAATCAGCAAGGATTAAATCACGCTAATAAAGCTCAATTATTACCTCAGATGGCTACTCAGATCAAAGAGTTATGTAAATTATTTTCTGATAAAAAAGGCATTATACATACTCATAGTTCGGACATAACTTCTATATTACAAAAATATCTTAAGGATAATAGATTTTTATTTAGAAATGAATTGGCTAACAACGAAGATATATTGAATAAGCATATGAGCTCTAAGGATCCTACTGTTTTAGTAAGTCCTTCTCTAACTCATGGGATTGACCTAAAGGACGATTTGGCAAGATTTTGTATTATTGTTAAATTGCCTTATTTACCTCTTGGAGACAAGAGAATTAAAAAAATGTTTGATATAGACAAAGAATGGTATGAAAATCAAATGTTAAATACACTTGTTCAAATGTGTGGTCGTGCAACTAGGAGTAAAAATGATTATAGTACTACTTATATTCTTGATGGTAACGGTATAAGAGTATTACCCAGAGTTAAAGGTAAGCTACCTGATCATTTTTTCTCTAGAATACACTAAATACAATAAAGGAGAAAAATATTAAAAAACAAACTTTTCATTTTGAGATACAAGACTTGCTAATTCAATTTTTAGCAGCTTTTGATAATGTAGTAATAAGCAGGTTTAACGACAGGGAGAGAGTAACAGGACAAAATATACAAGTAAAATATGTTTATGCTCCTAAACAGCGTGTTTTGTATGATCTTATAAACCCTGGCCAAAATTTAGTATTACCTGTAGTCGCTGTTAATATTACTTCAATAGCCAGAGATGAAAATAGAGTTTTTAGTAAAAATTCAGGATTTTTAGCACCTTCAATGGCTAGTAAGAATACGATTTTACCTGTATCTCCTTATTATAAAACTCCTGTACCTGTAAACATATCAATAAGCATGTCAGTATTGACTAAGAATCAGATTGACATGGATCAAATTATTAGCAATTTTGTACCTTATAACAACCCTTATATTATTATAGCATGGAAAGTACCGGAAATTTTTAACCCAGTGTACGAACAGGAAATAAGAACGGAGGTTTTATGGGACGGTAATATAAGTTTAAATTATCCTTTAGAAATTAATAATACACAAAAGGCTCAAGTTATAGCAGATACTTCTTTTACTATAAAAGGTTGGTTGTTCCCCTATGTAGATAGACCTGTTAAAAATATATATAAGATAGATACTAGCTTTTATGCTATTAAAAAAGGTACAAATATAGATTATACAAATTATTTTGATTTATCTGCTCTGGGTTTATCTGTTCAGGAAGACAGAGAAGTATTTTATAGCAATACAACAACAGTCTCTGGTTATCCAAAATTTACAGATATTAATATTATAAAATATTATAATACCGAAGTTGATTTATAACGTATCTATTATTAAATATAATTACATATGGAAACAACTAACGAACAACAAACATTGAGTGATGAAGATCTTATTAAAGCCAAGCAAGAAATTGAAGAAGTTCTTCAAAAGTATAAGGCAGTTTTAGTACCTATTACTATTCATCATGGTGATAAGACATTTAGTAGAATTGATATTGCCCCGGCCACAATAAATTCAGATAATAGCTAGATCTAAATTTAAAATGCATAAGTAATATTATGCCTTTTAAAAGTTTTAGTGATTTTGAATACGTAAATGGTAGCCGACTTCTACCTGATGATTATCTAGTAGGATATAGAGAAGCCAATAAAGAATACAAAACAAAGATAGAAGATTTAACTATTCAATTAGTTAAAAATCTTGATCTGCAAGTAGCTCCAGAAGTTCTTTATGTAAATCTTAACGGAAAAGATACAAATAACGGCCGCTCTGATTTTAATGCCTTAAGGACTATTAAGAGAGCGGCCGCTAAAGCTTTAGAGCTTTCACGTAAAAATATGACCCTAGCTGGTAAAGCTTTGGAAGAAGCTACAGGAATATGGGGTATAGGTTCAAAGCAAGTCAATATATTTGTAAGAACAGGTGATTATTATGAAGATAACCCTATATATCTACCCCCAGCATGTGCTATTATTGGTGATAACTTAAGAACTGCAACTATTATACCAAAAAATAAATTTTTTGATATTTTATGGGTTAATAATAGGTGCTATTGCTGGGGATTTACGTTTAGACAACATAAAAAACCTTCTTATGCAGTCGCTTATCCAGAATTTAGAAAATTACTTGGAGAAGATGTTTTGACATATCCTTATGAAGGTATGGATTTTAATGATAAAGATGCTAGACTAGTCGACTCTATTAATAGAGCCAACTTTTTTTATCAAAATTCAGATCTTTATACAGGGTTTACATATGATTCAGATTTTTACAAAAAAGTAACTAGCACTGATATTTTTCCAGATGAAATGGTAGATTTTTCTAATGATTTTGGAGAACCTATTTTTGACCCAGCAAGAATTGCCTTTCTTAGACGATATTTTTTAAATTTAAATACAGAATTTTTTACAGAAGCTGAAATTTTAGGTACAGAAAATTTTGACGAAACAGAGTGGTATAGTAGTACAGAACCTATCAATATTTTTAGACCTTATCAAACGACATCACCCTACACTCAGGGATGTTCAAGCATTACCCAATCTTCAGAACCTGGAGCTGATGACGGAGGAAGCGGAATATATGTTGACGGCTATAAGGTTGATGGTCCCACAAGGTCGATGGTTACTGACTCCTTTACTCAATTTAATGAAGGTGGTAAAGGAATACATATTGTTAATAATGGTTATGCTCAGCTTGTTTCTACTTTTACTATATGCTGCACTGAGGGTGTAATATGTGAAACAGGTGGTACTTGCTCTATCAACACCTCTAACTGCTCTTTCGGGTTATCTGGGTTAGTGGCCAAAGGTAAGTCTCCATTACCAACTTTAGTAGGAGTTTTAGATGCAAATATTGAAGGAGTAGTAAATAGTATTAGTATAAGAGGACTTAGTGGTTTTACTGTCGAGCATGAATCAGCTTTTAATAGAGATTACCAACCCTACCCGGGTCAAATATTTTATATAGAGTTAGATTTTCAGCCTCCCCCTCAGCTTATTCCTAATCCTAATTTTCCTGAGGATGGAAGACCTGCTTTTCTACCTCACATAACTAATTCTGGAAACTTATTTAGTATTATTTCTGCTTCCCAGGCAGTATATGATGAAGAAGCTAATGACGGTACCTACAAATGCAATGTAATACTTGAAGAAAATTATTCTCCTAGACTGGATACTTCTTACGGTGAGCAACAGAACGATTTATCTTATTATAAACAAGATACAGTTATAGCTCAAGGACATAATCATAAGATTTATATGTACATTAGAAGTGCCATTACCACTTCCTCCCACACTATGGAATATATTGGCACTGGTACAACACTTCTTTCTGCAATACCTCAAAAAGGTGGAAGACCAGTAACAGCAAATGAAGCAGTTTTCGATCTTGAAGGAAGAGTGTATTTTACTTTAACAAATCAATTGGGTGATTTTAGAATTGGTACAGGTCTAACTATAGTTCAAGCAACCGGAACTATTGAAGGAGAGACTTTCGAAAGATCTATTTTACAAATTACCACTCCATTTTCAATTTCTATCGGTAGTGGAATGTAAAAAAGAATAAATAAAAATATGGCTAAAATACCTCTCAATAAATTTAAAAATATATTAATTAACGATGTACCTACTTCCGTTGGTAATTTTATTTACGAAACACCCTTTAATAGAGCGACGATAATAATTAACGCTCAGGTTGCAAACACCACTAATACAGAAAAAACTATATCTCTCTATATATCAAATGACGAAGGATATACTTTTTATCCTTTAGTAAAAAACTTTCCTATTCCCGGATACGACGCACGGACAATTATTTCAGGAAGAGCGGTATTGCAGGGTATTGACGGTACAGTAGAAATACCTTTACCGGATCGGCTATATGTAGAGGCCAGTGAAGACGGCTTAACACTTTCGCTAAGTTTATTAGAGACTGTAAATAAAACTTAATAATTAATGTACCTTACTCTTTCACAGAAGACAAAAACTACGCCTCCTGTGATAGCGGCAACTATACCGTCTCGTTATAGTTGGCTTTCACTTGATCTTGTAGAACCCAATCTTGGTATTGCACCCGCTCTACCACCTAACGATACAAGGGTTTATCTGTTGTCTTCTGATCATATCGGAAATAGAGGATGGTCTAGTAGTTCTTTTAGACCTTACCAATATTCCGATAGAGAAGAAGATCTTTCTATTATACCTGTAGTGGGTAATAACGTTGTAAACAGTATAACGTTATTTGACCCTATAGGTTATGCTTCTACTATATTAAACGGTAGTAGTAATATAATAAACATAAATTTTTCTTTTATAGGTACAGGTAATAAAAATAAAATTTCTTTTAATTTAAACAATGTAGAGCTTAATAGTGGTTATAGTTATATTGGAACAGGTACGGAGAATTTTTCTAATAATTCATCTTTCACTCTTTTTATTGTAGGAGACAGAAATACAATAAAAAATACTGATATTTCTACTATATTAAGTGGATCAGAAAACGTAATCGACCAAAGTAATAGCTCAATTATAATAAACGGTGATAAAAATACCGTTAAGGGAGAATACAATATTATTAATGTAGGGGATAATAATAACGTTGTAGGGTTGGCTAATTTTGCAGGAGTGGGAGATAATAATTTTATTGAAGGTATTAATAATAGTGTCGTTAGCGGTAATGATAATATATTAAAATCAAATACCAATATTCAGCAACTTACTTCTTTTGAGTACAATCTTTCTTATAATAATACTTTAAGCAATAACAAAGTACTTGAAAAAATAGATGTTTTTTCTAAAGCTATTAACTTATATGTAGAGAGAATAGATAACAAGTATTACGCTTATGTTGGAACTCCTTTTGAAAAATTATCTACAGGTAAGGTAGATGTTTACGAAGTACAAGCAGATAATTCTTTATCTTTCTTAAGCACTTTAGAAAACAATATCTCAGAATCTCTCTTTGGATATCATATAAGATCAAATAGCGAAAGTAAGCAACTTTACATATCAGCGCCTAATTTATCTAATAAAGGTGGTGTATATTGTTATGACGTAAACCCGGTATTAAACAGTTTTACCTTTAGACAGATTATTGAAACTGAAGAAGTTGATATTAATTCACTATTTGGTCACTCTTTTGCTGTCAGTCCCCGTTCTTTACTAGTGGGTGCACCTTTTCATAATAGCGGCCGTGGGGTAGCGTTTTTATTTAAGAAAAATAATATTAGTTTGTATGAAGATTCACCTGCTTATAGACAGATTTTAGATGGTAATGGAAATCTACAAATAGGGGAAAATTTTGGGTTTTCTGTGGATATGTCATATAACGAAAGTAATGCAGAAGAGGATTTATATGGTAACATTTACATAGGCTCTCCTAATAAAGATTATATACTTTTTATTCCATCTCCAACCCCTACTGCAACCCCCACAGTAACAAAAACTCCTACCGTTACACACACCCCGTCAAAGACTCCCTCTATTACTGTAACACCCTCTATATCTCCTACAGTTACAGTAACAAAAACTCCTACCGTTACACACACCCCGTCAAAGACTCCCTCTATTACTGTAACACCCTCTATATCTCCTACAGTTACAGTAACGTCTACTCCTACAGTTACAGTAACGTCTACTCCTACAATAACACCAACTGTTACGCAAACATTAGGGTTATCGCCTTCCATAACTCCTACAGTTACAGTAACGTCTACTCCTACAGTTACAGTAACGTCTACTCCTACAATAACACCAACTGTTACGCAAACATTAGGGTTATCGCCTTCCATAACTCCTACAGTTACAATAACGTCTACTCCTACAGTTACAGTAACGTCTACTCCTACAATAACACCAACTGTTACGCAAACATTAGGGTTATCGCCTTCCATAACTCCTACAGTTACAGTAACGTCTACTCCTACAGTTACAGTAACGTCTACTCCTACAATAACACCAACTGTTACGCAAACATTAGGGTTATCGCCTTCCATAACTCCTACAGTTACAGTAACGTCTACTCCTACAGTTACAGTAACGTCTACTCCTACAATAACACCAACTGTTACGCAAACATTAGGGTTATCGCCTTCCATAACTCCTACA